GCGGTGATGGCTTTTTCATAGATTGACCCACGCTCAATCATTAGCGTTTCAAACGCCTCCAATGCAAGGCGTAATGCTTCGTCTTTAGTCATTTAGCACCCCCGTTGATTCGGTTTTGTTTCAAATGAACGCCTGTGATTCTCTTTAACCAACAAGCCTGGCAACTCCACTTAACCCCAATCTCAATCCCTCCTTCTGGAGGCTTTGATGTGTCGCACATGTTGCAGAACTTAAACTTGTTAGAGGCATGAACAGCACCTAAGTCGATTGGTGGCATCATGTCTTCACCTGCAAAGATATAGGAACATAGATACAAGCCCTGTCTTTACTGTTGGTGCAAGTAACATAAGAATCACTTAGCAAGCCATATCTTCTACAGTTTTGACACTTGGAATCTGGCTCTTTTGGTAAACAACCAAGAAGTTTTATAAGGCTCATCTCACTCTCCTAAGAGGGACTTCTACTTTCTCTGGTGGAGGAGGAGTCATCTTCTCTGATGGTGGAGTCCATCCATGCTTTTTCCACAATGCCTGGACATCCGATCCTGACTCCCATTTGAAGTCTTTGGTTGGTGTAGATGGATAGCTGATCTTTGAATGTGGAGGCAATGTCATTTGATAACCCTCATAACTCGTTGGCTTCTGCCTGTACTGGACTTGCGTCTTTCACCAGTATCCTCAATGAAACCTTTGCGGATTAGTGGTGCATATCGTGGGCTAATCGTTTGTATGCCATGATTCGGAAAATGGGTCATAACATCATCTGCAATACATCCATTCGGATACTTTGCAATGACCTCATAAACCAATTGCTCTAACTTGGTTGAATCAACCCGTTCAGCAGAATCTTTGCTTGTGTCAGGATTTTCTTTTCGTGCCAACTTAAATGCTGGTGTACCAAAGAATTTGTCCATTGACTGCTTCATGTTGTTAAAAATATCATTCATCATTGACTCCTATTAGGTGAGGTACTCGCTGCGTCTGTCTGCGGCATTGCAGCCCATGTCAGCTCAGCATCCGCTTTCCCTCGTTAAACTTACTTAAAATGGCATGTCGCCATCATCAAACTTAGTGACCTTAGAACGCTCAGAAGGTCTTGCCATTGGCTCTTTAGGTGAGAGTGCCAAACCCATGAATTTGCCACTCTTACCTTCTTTAATCCATGCAGACAACCAATAGTCTTGACCATTGACTGTAATGTTGCCTTTGTAGTGAGGCGCTCTCTCATTTTCCCGATTGTCGGATTTAAAAAGTACACCACTGTTATCTCGTTTTTCCATTTTCACACTCCTTTATATGTCAATCCATTTAGAACTCGTCTGATTGTTGTTACAGACACTTGATATTGATCCGATAGTTTATCTATAGAATCATTTATTAACCCAGATTGACGAATAGTCTTAATCATTTTTGGCGTTAATTTGGCACGACCATTTTTTATCCCAATGGTCGCTGTTCCATGCTTGATAGCATCGGAAACATTTTCTTTTCTTGTTCCCCATCTAAGGTTTTCAAGCCTGTTATCCAATCTATTTCCATTGATATGCAAAGCCTCGCAACCTATTGGACACTCGCCTACAAAAGCATGAAGAACTAATCTATGTTTGTAATAGGTTTTTGTTTTGTTATTTGTTGAAAAACTAACAACTTCATAACCTATTGGACTAACAGTAAATTTCTTTTCTTTGCCATTCCTCCACAATCGACCATCTCTGGATATGAATGTGTTTGGCAAAAAATCTATTGGATGCATGTATTCACTTTCCATTTATAACTCCTTAGCCTTTTTCAAAGCTGAACGCACTTTACTAGGAAGGAGTGTCCACAGAGCGACTTTTTGTTCGCTATCTAAGTTCTCTCCCTCCAACTTAACCCAAGCTGCCTTGGGATCACCTTGCTCACACATAGCAATCAGATCGAGTGCTACTTCTTCAAGATACCTTAGTTCCTCAATCGGAATGTTGTCTTGCGCTCCCTGAGTAGGAGTAATAACCACTGATTTACCCTCTTCAGGCAAGTCTTCACCAGCAAAGATGTACAAGCCAAGTCCATGAAGTGCCAGGGCTTTGGTCATACAACGCATGATGGCTGTATTGACTGCAAAGGCATCAGGATTAGGGATTGCCTTATTGCGGTAATCCATTACAGGAAGCTGACAAGTCATTGGCTTATCAAAGATTGTCACAGTAACCCAAACCATTGCTGTGCCGTTGATGTCCATGAAACACTTGTCGCCAAACATTTCTACCTTGTAGGTAGCCTTTGGATCGGCTTTAAGAGCCTCTGCCCATGCCCAAGCCCATGACAGGTAGGTTAGGTTGTTTTTCTTCTCTGTATGAGAATTAACATCTTTTTTCAATAACGCTTCTATTGACATATTCACTCCTTTAAGTATTCAATTAAATACAATAAGTATCTAATTCGTCTTCAATGATTTGCTTTTGTTGATCAAGGTCTAAATCCTTGAATTGGATGAAGTCTGCTTCTTGGCAGCAAACTATTCTGTTTCCCTTGATTGTTAGGCAATAAGGGCAGTATTGGATGTCCGAGAACTCTTCCAAGTAGGTTTGAAATAGTGTTTTCATGTTAGTGGAGACTATCAAAAGCCATTTCCCAAAGAACATCAGCCGCCAGATCGGAGAGTCTAATTAACTCATCGTCTGTCAATGGTGTTCCATCTTCGTAGCATCCACCTGAGAAGTAAGCATCAGAGAAATCTGGATAATCTCTGCTGTCAACTCCATCAACCTCAAGGTCTATGACCTTTTTCCCATTAAGTATTGGCATATTCACTCCTGTTAATGTGGCCCATCCACACCACTAATGTGCCACAGGTTTTACAAGTATTTAATAGGGATAAACCCTAATAGACAAGAACAAAACGAACATTATTATCCCGCCCATGAACATCGAACAAATTGAACAAACATGTGCCGAAACCTTGCTTGAGTATGCTCAGACAATGGCTAGTGCTTATGTGAATGAGCCTGAAGACTTTTCTGCTTCCGTCACAGCTTTGCTTGCTAGGACTCTAGAGAATCATTTGAACAAGCCTATTGATGTGAACAGATTGTTTACAAGGTAGAATTATTTTGATATTATGGAATCCAGCTAGGTCGGGAGTTGCTACCCGACCGAAAAGAGTTAACCCTTCTCCTGCTGGCAATTCCTTTAAGGGTGGTTTAAAAAGCGGAAAATATGTACTATTACCAGTTCAATATTGGTGACTATCAAAGTCACACTTCCCATCTTTCTGAAATTGAAGATTTAGTCTACAGGCGCTTGCTTGATTGGTACTATCTCCATGAACTTCCAATTCCACTTGAAGAGGTTGAAGTATCAAGACAAATCAGGATGCGTTCGCATACCGAAAGCATTGCAATCGTATTGCAAGAGTATTTCGAGCGCACAGACGATGGATGGATTCATCACAGAGCAAACAAGGAAATAGCCAAAGCTGGTGACAAATCAGAGAAGGCAAGTGCTTCTGCCAAAGCTAGATGGAGTAAGAAAGATGCGAACGCATTGCCAACGCAATCCGAAAGCAATGCTACACATAACACATTACCCATAACACAAGACACAGAACACAAGACACAAAAGAAAGCAACTGTCGTTGCAACACCTGAAGGTGTTTCTGATTCTGTTTGGCAAGAATTCAAATCTTTGAGGAAAGCCAAGAAAGCCCCAATAACGCAAAGAGCCATAGACAAGATTTCTGAGGAAGCCAACTTAGCAGGTTGGACACTTGAGAAAGCATTAGAAGAATGTATTGTTCGTGGTTGGCAAGCATTTAAAGCAGATTGGGTTGCGAAAAAAACTAATCCTGCTGACAACATAAGGCTCACAGTTCCACCATCAAATGAGCCTGATGCTGCTTTGGAAAAGATTAAGGCTGATGCAAAGAAAGCTGCACCTTTGCCAGACCATATCCGACAAGCAATGGAGCAATTAAGGAAAAAAGCATGAATTATTTTCAAGCCATGATCCTGTTAGACAAAGTAAAAGATGGAAAGAATGTTCCGCTTTATCTGATAAACAAAGCCTTAGAGCTTACTGGCGACCTAGAGTAAACACCTATGGCATACAGCCGAAAAACAATATCCAATGAGAGCGACAGAGTTGTTCTTGAGAAAGCCGAGGCACGGGAGATATTCCGCACTTGGCAGACAAAACAAGATAACGACTTTGTTCGTGCCAGGCTTGAGCGTTGCGAAAGAATCTATGGAACTGGAGCAAGAGATCGAGTCCGAACCTATATGCGTCAAATGAAAGAAGGACAGATTGAATGAACTATTTATCGGTTTGTAGTGGAATAGAGGCAGCAACAGTTGCTTGGCATCCACTAGGTTGGAAGCCTGTTGGATTTTCAGAGATTGAGTCTTTTCCGAGTCAAGTTTTAAAACATCATTACCCAACAGTCCCCAACTTGGGCGACATGACAAAATTTAAGGAGTGGGAAATTGAATCAAATATCGATGTTCTCGTTGGAGGAACTCCCTGTCAATCATTCTCAGTCGCAGGACTCAGAAAAGGATTGGATGACCCTCGTGGCAACCTCATGCTTACCTATCTTGCCATTGCTAAACAATATCGCCCCCGTTGGTTGGTCTGGGAGAATGTCCCCGGCGTTTTGTCCTCCGCTGACGGACGGGACTTTGGTAGCTTCCTTGGAGGGCTGGCAATCTGCGGGTATGGGTTCGCATACAGGGTGCTTGACGCTCAATACTTCGGAGTGGCCCAAAGACGCAAGCGTGTGTTCGTTGTCGGATATCTTGGAGATTGGCGACCTGCCGCAGCGGTACTTTTTGAGCGAGAAAGCTTGCAAGGGAATCCTGCACCGAGCCGAAAAAAGGGGGAAAGAGTTGCCCCCTGCGTTACTAACGGCCCTCCATTCAGTCGCACAGGGAACGAAAGGGTAGAAGCAGAAGCAATGATTGTCCAAGAGACTGTTGGCGCTTTATGTGCCGACACTCACCCTGGCAGTTACAGCGGTCAAGATGCTTATACAGGGCGTTTGATTCCTCAAGCAGTATCAGCCTATTCAATTCGAGAAGATGCCAAAGCCAATACTTTTAGTGCGACAGAACTAGAGGTTTCAACAGCTCTTAAAGCACTACAGCCAAGCCCACAATCTCACCATGCCCAAACATTTATCTCACAACAAGTGGCTGTCAGAAGGTTAACAGTTACTGAATGCGAGAGATTACAGGGATTTCCTGACCACTACACCGACATAAAACCAAAGGGCAAGCCAACCCCTGATGGCCCAAGATACAAGGCATTGGGAAACAGCATGGCAGTCCCTGTAATGCATTGGATCGGACAGAAAATACAAAAAGTCGAGGACATCATTAAATGAGTTTTATGGTCACTTTTAAAGTTGACGCTAACCCTGTTGGAAAACAAAGGGCTAGGTATGTCAAAAGAGGAAACTTTGTTCAGGCTTACACCCCTGAAAAAACAAGAACCTATGAAGCATTGATCAAAGATGCTGCCAAACAAGCAATGGGCGAATCAGAACCACTAGAAACCCCTGTGAGCCTTTATCTATACATCAGAGTACCAATCCCTGTATCAGCAACCAAAAAGCGCTTAACAGCCATTTCTGATGGCACAGAGAAGCCCATAAAAAAGCCCGATGCATCAAATATTCTCAAGAGCGTGGAGGACGGCATGAACTCGGTGGTCTACAAGGACGACTCACAGATAGTCAACATCCATGTGACAAAGGTTTATTCGAGTTTGCCAGGTGTAGATGTTTGTATTAAGGAGTGTTTGGAATGAGCAACCCATTTGAAATTATTGAGCCGACTTGTATCAGTTTCTCAGGCGGTAGAACATCGGCATTTATGCTTTACAAGATACTAGAGGCTCACGAAATGAGCCTACCAGAAGAAGCAATTGTCTGTTTTGCCAATACAGGCAAGGAAGACGAGGCAACATTAAAGTTTGTCCATGATTGTGAAACCCATTGGGGAATCAAAATTACTTGGATTGAATACGATGGTGTAGACGAGGTCAAAGACCGATGGAAAATCGTCAATTACCAAACTGCAAGCAGAAATGGTGAGCCATTTGAGGAAATGGTTGAGCGTAAAAAGTATTTACCAAACACTTTCGCTAGGTTTTGCACTCAAGAACTCAAGATTTTGCCCATAGACAAGTACATGAAAAGCCTTGGATTTGAGGATTATGTGACTTTTGTTGGAATTAGGGCTGATGAACAAAGACGAGTCGCCAAGATGAAAAACAACAAAGACATCAAAGAAACACCATTGGCAACGGCTGGCATATGCGTAAGTGATGTCCTAGATTTTTGGTCTAAGCAGCCATTTAACCTTGATACTGTGACAGTCAATGGCAATTCTTTGTTGAGCAATTGTGATCTATGCTTTTTGAAAAAGGCAGACCATTTAATGGGGTTGATCATTGATAAGCCCGAAAGAGCTGTTTGGTGGGCAAACATGGAGAAAAAGGTAGGTGCAAGGTTTAACCAGGCACATCCAAGTTATGTTGACATGATGCATTTCAATGCCAAACAACAGGGTTTATTTGATCCAGACGAGGAATCAATTGCATGTTTTTGCGGTGACTAAGGGTTTATCCCAATACAAATTGTCTAAAAACAGCAGTAAAGTGTAATTTTTAACAGGAGTGAATATCATGGAAAAAACTTGGGAATTTGACACAACCACAGGCGAAGGTAGCGAGATTGTTACTGTCGTTTACGAGTACGAACAGGACAAAGACTCAACCTATAACGAGTCAATCAAAGAGGTTTGGTTTGAGGGCAGAAATGTCATCGGGCTATTCTCTGACGAACACTTTAAAGAATTGGAAATGGAGGCGGCAATGCGTTTCCAAAACCACAAGCTGAATTACAAATATGAGGATGTATGAGGAAGAAAGTTAAGCGCAAGGTATGGGCGCTTCTTGATCCAATCACCCACGCCCTGACTGGTGCAGCCATCACCCAAAGGGATAAGCTAGACAAACTCAGGATGCTTGAATACTCGGCTTTAGACGCTATTACCAAAGGTCAAGGGACAATCCATGATTGGCGGTCTTTGGTTGATGTGCTTAATTTAAGTGAAATGATGGCCAGAGGCGGCATCGGAAAAGATGAGGTCTTGCCAGTATGCCAGAAAGCCCAAAAAGCCTTACATGAAGCGGCACTTAGGTTTCAATCAACTAAGCGCATGGGCTTATCAGGTGAGGGCATTCAGGCAGTAAGGGATTTGATCCAATATGCTGACCTCCAACAATCAAGCATTAGCCGATCTGAATTTGAAAGATATATTCAGAAAACCAAAAATTATATTAAGTCCAATAATGACTTAGTAACGGAAATAACATAATGGATTATCCACACAAAGCCATTCAGTATTTAATAGATACAGCCCCTTTATACGCCAAAGCCAAAGCCGACCGAATGTATTTAGAGGAATATCGGAAATCAATTAAAGCCCAATTAATGAGTCAATCAGGGACAGAGGTTTTGGGAAAACAAGAAACCTTTGCTTATGCCCACCAAGACTATGTCGGAATATTGGAAGGGATAAGGCAAGCGGTAGAAAAGGAAGAGAATTACCGATGGCTAATGACGGCAGCACAAGCCCGAATTGAGGTTTGGAGAACCGAACAATACTCAGCCCGAATGGAAGTGAAAGCCACTCAATAGATGCAATCAAAAAACAAACCAAAGCCAAATGCTGGTGAACGATTGCATATTGCAAGAATTAAATTGATGCCATGCATCATTTGCCAGGCAAGCCCACCTAGTGAGTGCCATGAGATAAATCAAGGTCAATGGTTTACATCAATGCCACTATGTGCTGATTGTCATCGTGGAAGCATAAACGGGATACATGGACAAAAAAGGCTTTGGGCTGTCTACAAAATGGACGAATTGGCAGCACTTAACGAAACTATCCGTAAATTATGCGAAGACATGCCTACAAAACACGATAAAAGCCCCTTCTAGGCGTTTTTTAGCATCGATGAATAGTTGGATAGCATAAACACAAAAAAGCCCGTAAAGGCTTAAATTTTAGACAATAAAAAACCCTCCGAAGAGGGCTTTGGGTTAGCGTTTAGTGAGTATTCGTAGAATTAGGGCTATCGTGGCATAAATCATTTGTCCTCCAATATTTGAAGGGCTTTTTTCTTGCATTGGTTAACTTGTTTTTTGGTTAAACCTTGGGCTATTTGTTCTGCTAATTGGCTTGCCTGATCTGCTTTTTCATCAGTTGGTGCGGTAATAGCCAAAACCAGGCATTGTGTTAGTGCTTCAATTTGTGTCATTTTGTCCCCTTTATTAGGTCATTGTCCCTGTAGCACGAATTGAAATCAGGACGACCAACTTCAATTTCCACTACATAAAAATCCCCA